TGCAGGTATGTTTCCGACATTTGAATCCTTTTGTCAAGTAATGGACCAATGCACAGAAAATTTTGAATGTTTGGTTATTAATAATAATTCTAAATCTAATAAATTGCAAGACCAAGTTTTTTGGTATAAAGCAGATTCGCATAATGATTTTAGGCTAGGTTCAAAAGAATTTTGGGAATTATCAAAACAAATTAACGATGACGACGATGAAGTGCAATATGACCCAAATAATGTTAAAAAGAGAGGTTCAGGACCAAAGATTGCTGTTAAAAAGTCAAAATGGTAAATCAAAAAATCAAAAAATCAAAAAAATTAAATAATAATAAATAATTTATTATTACTTAAAAAAGTTGGATTCATTTATTTAAAGGATTATAAATGAAACTATTATCTATCTATTTATTTATTTATATTTCTTTAATAATTAAAGATGCATCGTCTTATTTTATACGAAAGTCAAAAAACGAATTATTTATGAAAAAAGATAAAGATAATGAATTTGGTAAATTTAATAAATTATCATTTGAATATACTGGAAAAACAGTAAATCAAAAAATATATGTAAATGAATTAAATAATAAAAATAATACAATTATTATTTCAGTAGGTCCGGCTGGAACAGGAAAAACTCTATTGGCGTGTTCTAATGCAATAGAGAATTTAAAGAAAAAAAAGATTGAAAAAATAATAATAACTAGACCAGTTGTCACTGTAGAAGAAGAGATTGGGTTTTTGCCGGGAAATATGGTAAAAAAGATGGATCCATGGACTAGACCTTTATTTGATATATTTTCTGAATATTATTCAAATTCTGAAATAAATAATATGATTATAAATGGTCAAATAGAAATATCACCTTTGGGATATATGAGAGGAAGAACATTTAAAAATTCATTTATTATAGCCGATGAGATGCAAAATAGTAGTCCAAATCAAATGTTAATGTTACTAACACGCATTGGCGATAATTCTAAGATGGTAATTACAGGTGATTTAAAACAAAGTGATCGAAAAGAAGATAATGGGTTACATGAATTAATAAATAAAATAAAAAATTATAAAAAATATAATAATGTTGAAGAAATAGATAAAATTAAATTAGTTGAATTAAATAATACAGATATACAAAGGAGTGAAACAGTAGAAGCTATTTTAAAAATATATAATTATGAAAATTTAAATGAATCTGTAAATAATACGATAATAAAAATAAACAATACAAATAATACAACTAACAATACGAATACAACTAACACAAATAATACAAAGACAAACACAAATAATACTGGTATAAATTATATCAATAAACATGGATCATCTGATTGTGCAATTATACCCAAAAAATATTGCAATGATTTATTTTTTTATACACCATAATTTTTTATAACATAAATTATATTATATAAAAAATTGATTTTGTTTATGATAAAAAGATAAATGATATAACATATTATAATATAATATAAACCAAAATAAACTAAAACAATGGAGACCAAAAATATTATGAATGAATCATTGGTAAATGATGGTTATATTATAAATATTTTACCAGATGATAATTTTAATGATAATTCGGATAATAATTCATTAGTATCAGCAGACATAGAATCTCAATCAATAAGAATAACTACAAAAATAAATACATCAATAAATTCCCAAGTAGGGTTACCCCAAATTGATTTTAAAAAACTACAAGAATTTTATAGTAAAAATAATATTGTTTATAAAAAAAATAATACAAATACAGGTTATATTAATCGAGAAACAATTGCAAAAGTATTAGCAATGATATTTATTATAATATTAGGTTTTCCAATTATATTTTGTGATTTATATTATGCTTACACAGATAATAGTTGTGTAAATGATTACATAAATAGATTAAACATAAATATGAAAACATATTTGCTTGTAAATGGGTATTATTCATTAATAATAGTCTTTATGATTGTTGTGCGTATTTCATGTATTTCGTTTGAAAACATTGATCAAAAAATATATTTAATTATATTACCACGATTCATGGAAATACTAGCCATATTATTTCTAACAACATGGAATATTATAGGTGCTCTTATATTTTGGGATAAATTGTATGAAGAAAAAAAATGTGATAAAAATATTTCAAACTATTTATTTGTATCACTCATTATAAAATTACTAAGTAATAGCATGGCTTTACATAAATTAAAAAATAAATAATTTTTAATTTATAAATAATATTTTATAACATATAACTTGTAACTTATAACTTGTAACATTTACACAAGTTTATTGCATGAAAATGGGTCATTTAATAATTCAGAAGCACCATAATCTGTTTTTCCTGTAACAATATTGGCACCCTCGAATAATTCATTACGAATATCCGCAACAGAAATAGTTTCTTGTTTATCTAAATTATTTTCTTGACTTGTTGCACCAATACCAATTAAATTTCCCTCTTTATCAATATCTTGGGTGATAACATTACCGTGTTTTTCAGCATTCTTTTTATTTTCTTCAATTGCTTTTTGCTTTGTTTCTTTAACTCTTTGTTCAAAAGCAGACTTTGCAGCAGATTCATTCTTCATTTTTTCAGATGCAAGTTGGTTTAATTCTTCTTCCATATATTCAACGCGTCCAGTTTTATAAGCTTCCGGATCCCAACATAACCACTGTCCTACGGGGCCAACAAAAACGTCAAAATTAGGGTCGGATTCTCTTAACAATTTAGCACGTAATTCTGCTTCTTCTTGTGTAGCAAAATTGCCTCTAGATTTAAAACCTCTAACGGATGTTTGAAAATTATGTTTAATATTAAATTGATTTTCCAACTCCTTTTCCTCTCTATCTAAAAATGTTTTGTAATCATCTTCAATAGATGAACTAACAATATTATCACGTTCTTCTTTAACAAAACCTTCATAATCGCTTGTTATATCTTCAAAGTTTAATTTGTATTTAAATGATATAAAATTTAGAAATAGATGGAATTTTTCCATTGATTTAGAAAATTCCCATTTCTTTAGGAATTGTTCAAAAAAGAACATTTCCTTTTGTTTAAGGATTTTTTCAGGAGTTATAAAAGAAAAACAACCATAAATTTGCCCAGCAATTGGTTTATCTAATTCTAATAAATCAACATATTTGGCATTTTCACTGCCATCTGCATTCTTTTTTCTTTCAAATGATATTTTTTTGGAGTTTTGATTATTTTTTTGACTCATAATTTATTTAATTAATATAGTTTTAAGTAACTTTTTATTTAATAAATATTATTTTTTTTCTTTTATTTTTATATAAATGGCAATGTTTGACGTGAATGAGCTAATTAAGAGAATTATTAAGTATATCATCGAAGGTTTTATGGTTGCTATTGCATCATTTGCAATTCCAAAACGATCATTAAATCTTGAGGAAATTGCTTTAATTGCTTTGACTGCTGCTGCAACATTTGCTATTTTAGACACATACCTGCCTAGTATGGGTGTAAGTGCAAGAACAGGTGCAGGATTTGGTATTGGTGCTAATTTAGTGCATTTCCCAGGTGGATTTTAAAGTAACAAATAAGATATAACAAATAACAAATAAAATATATATTATATTTTTATAATACATATTATATATGATAAAAATAATAAAATATAAAAATAAGTCAAATAAAAATAAATCAAATAAATTTAAAAAAAGAAAAAGTGTTAAAAAAACTAAAAAGTATATGAAAGTTTATAAATGTAAAAGGGGAGGTTCGGCAACATTAAGTGAAGATAGTAGCCCTGAAAATTATAGGGATAATTATGAAAATAATATTAGTAATATAAAATAGCAGTAATATAAAATAGTAGTACTAACAAATAATATAAGGTAATAATACAATGAAATCATAATTAAACTGTGGGTATAAATTCCCAATTTAAAATTAGGCACATTTTTTTCCATGTTTCATCTTGTTCTATTAATTTTTCACGGTCTTTAAGCAAAGGTATATCATCCAAATATTGTTCTTCGCCTAATAATTCACAAAACTTATAAAGCACATAATAATAATTTAAAAAATTAACTCTATAATCCGGACACGTTTTTGAATAAGGGGATTGAATTTCCATAAATAAATTACATAACGTGTCTTCTAATTCAGGACTAAATACAGGTGGTTTGAACCCCAATTTATTTTTAATAAATGCAATATGTTCATAATATTTATTAAACCCTTATTTTTTTAAGATTTCTTTAGTTTTATGATGTGTTAGTTGTTGTAATTCTATTCTTTCCTTTTTAATTTGAT